GTCACGCCAAAGCCGGATCGTGGTGGGAGACAGAGGGCCAACGTGCGTTGGCAAACAACTCTGTTGCGTACAAATCTAAACCGGAGATGGGTACGTTCATGCGTGAGTGGCTTGCCCTCTACGACAGCAAGTCCGGTGAGCGTGGCATGTTCAATCGTGAAGCTGCTGACAAGCAGGTGGCTCGTAATGGCAGACGAGAGACAGGACACATGTGGGGTACGAACCCTTGCAGTGAGATAATCTTACGCCCATACCAGTTTTGTAATTTGTCAGAGGTAGTGGTTCGTGAACACGACACGCTAGAGTCTTTGAAAGAAAAGGTACGGATAGCAACTATCTTAGGTACTTTGCAATCAACCCTTGTAGACTTTAAGTATTTGAGGAAAGCATGGAAAGACAACGCAGAAGAAGAACGTTTATTGGGTGTATCCTTGACTGGTATCATGGATCATCCCGTTTTATCAAAGAACGTAGACAGCAAGCGTTGGCTAGACGAAATGCGGGAACACGCGATAGAGGTCAACAAGAACTTTGCCCAGATGCTTGGAATCCCACAGAGTACTGCAATCACCTGTGTCAAACCGTCGGGTACTGTGTCTCAACTGGTGGACGCAGCAAGCGGGATACATGCACGACACAACGACCACTTTATAAGGACAGTACGTGGAGATAATAAAGACCCGCTTACACAATTTCTTGTTGACAGTGGTGTACCCGCAGAACGAGACGTTTTGAAGCCAGACAATGTTACTGTGTTTAGTTTCCCAATGCAGTCTCCTAAAGGGGCAGTTACTCGTACGCAAACTACAGCCATAGAACAGCTAGAGTTGTGGAAGACATACGCTTTACATTGGTGCGAACACAAGCCATCTATAACTGTATCTGTAAAAGAAGAGGAGTGGATGGAAGTAGGTGCGTGGGTGTATGAGAACTTTGATGTAGCGTCAGGAGTTTCTTTCCTTCCTCACAGTGATCACACCTACAAGCAAGCACCCTATCAGGACATAGGCCCTGACGACTATCTTGAGTGGAAACAGCGTATGGAAGTAGTGCATATCAATTGGAACAAACTCACAGAATTTGAAAAGGAAGACAACACCAGTGGCTCTCGTGAACTTGCTTGTACTGCAGGAGTTTGTGAAGTTGTTGACTTGACAGCATCGTGAATTGTTGGCATTGTAAAACAAAGTTAAGATGGGTCGGTGACCACGATGTAGACGAAATGACAGGGGACAGGTATACTATACTTACTTGCCTAGAATGTCCTGAGTGTAAGTCGTGGGTTGAAGTGTATTATCCAAAGGAAGATAATGATACAGATAAAGATAACACCTGATATTATTAGTCGCGCCAAAAAGAAAGCTGCCTCTGTAGGTAATCTACAGGGCAGCATAACTGGTAGTCTTAGTAATGTTGTTGGAGCTATTGGTGAGGTTATTGTTAAAGATTACGTTGGGGGCGAGGATGCCAACAATAAAGACTTTGACTTGATGGTTGGAAACAAACGTGTGGACGTAAAGACCAAACGTTGTAACACTACTCCATCACCTAACTATGATTGTTCTGTATCTGCACATGGAACCAAGCAGGACTGTGACAGTTACGTCTTTGTTCGTATTCTTACAGATCATAGTAAAGCTTGGATTCTTGGTGAAATACCGAAACAAACCTTCTACGAGAAAGCAACTCGTTACAGGGTGGGTGACGTAGACCCAAGCAACGGCTTTGTATTCAAAGCTGATTGTTACAATCTAGCAATACAGGAATTAAAAAGAATAGATGGCTAATAAAAGTACAGAAGCTAACCTGTTTACATTTCAGGCTAATCTAAAACAGAATGGAACCATAGAATTGATTTGGCAAGGAGTAAAGCCAGAACAGTTTGAATCTACAATGGTCGAGGGACTACCCCAATGGGATGGGTCACATTCAACCGCATCCCTTCTAAGGTATCTCAGATCTATGGCAGATGAGATGATGGAAAAATCCAGAAACTATATCTAGCTTTTTCCCTTACCATCTGCAGCATAAAATGGCACCATATCCCCTGCAGAGTTTTTAACCATTTTTAAGCTACCACCGTTCTTCATTGGTCTAGCCATAGATTTTGTCATGGGCGATTGCATCATTTGATTACGCATCTGTCCTTGACCTGATGCCATCATTCCCCCCGCTTGAGCTTTCTTGCGGGGTTTTTTTGCCATTCCACCGTACATCATTGGCTTACGCTTCGCAGCACCGCCATACATCATTCCCTTGCGAGGGCCGTTGTTATATGTTTTCATTATAAAGCTTTCTCCTGATAGAATTTTTTAGCCTTTTCAAAGGTAAAGGCATGTCCAAAGTCACTCACTATAGTTAAAGATTGATCACCAGTAGACACGGCACTGTTTACGTTATCAAATCTTTCAAGAGCAACGACAAGTGCTTCAAATAATTGTCGCTCTCTGTCTGCCGGAAGAGGCTTTCCGGTTTCAATCATCTCTGCCACCAACGTACCAACTCTAGGATTAGTTAAAGCAGCCGTTAAAACGCTCATGTTTCTTCGCCTCATCTGTTGGAGTATAGCCTCTGTACCTACGTACCTGAAGCTAACTACACCCCTGTTGACGGCGTAGAACCTACTGATGTAGCTTTCTACGGAAAACTTCCGGGGTATACCCGTCAGATTCATATTGGCAGGTGTCCCAATAGTTTGGTTCGCTGTAAAGTTGATTATGGCTTCGTATGTTTTGTAGGTCTTCTCTCCAACAATATCCATGACAGCTTCTCTGGTTGTAGGTTCATTGAATCCCATAAATTTCTTAAGAGCTTCTTGATCGAAGTCAAGCTCTGGAATTAAACGTGTTGGATCTAGCGGATCAATCTGATGTGTACCTGTAGGTTTAAAAGCTTTCCTGTTTATTTCTTCAGTCAGTAGAGCAGTCAGTATTGAGTTTACATCCTCTTCGCTTCTTCCTGCCTTTTTAAGATGAGCCTTAACATCGTTAACTCGTCCGATACCCCCTGATATTAAAAAGGAACCAACGTTACTAGAGTCAAGCTTTGTACGAGAAATGTTTTGCAAGTAAGCTGTTGTCTCCTCGTAGCCCTTTATAACTTTCTTAGTCTGTTTGGTTATTTCAGATGCTTTCCTCTTTGTAAATTCCTCTATCTGTGACATGGCTGCATTGAAGTGTTTTTCATCTATTGCATCTGGTCCAAAATCAGGAAAGACATCCCGCATAACATCATCAATATTTAGTATTTTTGTTTTATTACCATCAGCATCCACGCCCTCAAAAGTATTTTGTAAGCTGTTTGCTTTTCTGCGAAACTCATTAAAGTCAATCTGCTTACCGCTACGTACAGTTTCCTGCATCCACTCCCTTGCGTGAGCTTCCAGTACTGATTTTATAGCCTTTCCATCAGCAGTTCGTAAATCTATTCTGCGAGTTTGGTTAGGCTGTAGTACTCCCACCGCTTCTTGCAGGGAGCTTGTAATTTTCTTCTTATCTCCGTCTGACATGGTGGAGATGTTTTCAAAGTTTAGCCAGCTAGTGGGTTTATTATCCCCATAGTCTATACCCAGAGGATAATCAGGAGATAACTCTCTAGGTAACCTGCCATCTTTACTTCTCCACCCTAACCATTTACCTATTTTCTCATCATTGTAAAATCGTGTCTTGTAGTCTGACCACAGTTTGTTACCATCTTCAAGGACTTCTACGGTAGATTTAAGACTACCATCCTTCTTTTTAATAAACAACTGTCCTACTGGAACTCTCATCCCAGAGGTTGTTGTTACTTCAAAATTATCCATAAGGTTGTCAGCCTTGAGTCCTAATTTTTGGTAGGACATTTTAGAAGCGTCAGGTGCCTTGAACTCTACTTCACTCAAAGCAGAAGATAATTCTTTTGCTTGTTGGAAGTTGATGGGTAACACCCCAAGTTCTACTCCTTTTTCAGCAGCATCTTTTCTAATCTGTTGAGCAATAAACAAGTCTTCAGGTATACTCTTGTCACGAGATGAACCTGCACTTGCTAAAATTTCCTCTCTAAGTTCGTTTGCATCCTTACCTAATTTTTGAGCAGCATCATCCACGAACGATCCGGCTGCAGTGTTAAGGAAATCAAACATTTTTCTTGTATTGGTAGCTGAAACAGTTTTCCCACTCATTTGACGAAGAATCATAACTCCTTCGTCTTTACCAAGAAGCTTGAACATCTCATCTATAACAGGACCAGCATCTGTTGACGCACCCTGTTTGCTTACCAGTTTTCCGTCGGCTGTATAGAGAAAAGAGTTATCAAGCTGCCGAAAAGGAGCAGCAGCTATATTCTTCTCTCTTACGTTTGCATTTTCAACTAAGGCAGAAAGAGCATCTCCTGCTGTATCAATCTCACTTAGTTTGGGTTCGCCCCGTCCGGGTTTAAATATAGTTCCTTTTTTAATTGTACCCTTAACTTGTGCATTTACTTCGTTTTGAGTTGGTAACATACGACCAATTTGTTTACTTTTTGCAGCAATAGTTGAGGAAAGTACGTCGGAAGTTCGCCTTGCTTCATCCCGTATGGCATCTATGCTGGAATTGTCTACTCTTGATATGTTGTGCTTTGATAGGCTATCAAAAGCAGCCGTTAGTTCGCCATCAGAACCCGTATCTAAGAAACTTAGCTTTTCGTCGCCACCCAGAATTGCACCCGTTACATACTTTTCATAGGTTCTACCTAAAACCTCAAGGTCACTCTTTAATTGTTCAGTGGTTCCGTCTGCGTACTTTACTGCTGCTTCTACAGTTTCATACAGTTTGTTTACAGGATTACCCTCTATGTCTACACCCTCTATCAGGCGTAACTCTTCTAGGGTACTACGAAGTCCAACCAGAAGCTTTTGTTGTTGCTGTAGGTTCTTTGTAAGACCTTCCACGTTACCGTTGAAAGCTGCTGCTGTTGGCCCGTGTATGTCAAGAGCTTGTCCCTCTTCAATAGTCTGAAGAAGAGATAAACCAAATATTCTAGTTGTTGATGTGTCTAATAATTCCGGGTCTACATTTGCTGCAATTAGTTCTTGGCGAAGACCGTTGAAGTACTTGACTCGTGTCTTCAAAGCTTCTTGAAATTCTGGGCTAAAGTTTTGCATGTTCTGTAGGATTAAACCTGCAAGGTCTAAATCTTGTTCGTTTATGTCCTCTGTGTCAAACTTTTTAAGCAACTTTGCTGCTTGGTTTTTGTCTCGCACCATACCGTAGACAATACCCACTATACCCCCTACAAATTCTCCCAACATAGGATCGCCGCCGTATATTTCGGCAAATTGATTGCCAGTTGTCGCTCCCACTATAACCCAAGCGTCTTGAATTTTAGCTTCTCTAACAAACTTAGGAATTTCGGATTCTACTACAGTTTTGCGAAGTTCTATTTTAGTCTGATGTATTTTTTTATTAACATCATCCAGACGCTGTGAGTCCTTGAAAGATAATCCCTTCGGGGACTTTTGACGATCCAGTAAAGCCCGTCGTTGGCCTTGTAAACCTGAGTAATATCTAGCCATGTTTCGTACTTCGGTACGATTACTTGCAGCCATAGCTGCGTCTTCCAAGTGCATTCCTGCTTTAAAACGACTAGATGTACGCATACCATTTATGAAAGCAATTGGTTTTTCAATGATACCTGCAATTCCCCCGATAAGTTTTATGTCTTTGACAGACTCTACCATAAGACCCGTATCTATAGTATAGCCAAACATCTTTCCAATCTGTCTTTTTCGTATTGTTTGAAACTTACGCATTATGTCTTCAGGTTCAGCATCAGGGTAAAGCTTTTCTTCTTTGTCTCTAAACTCTCTAAATAACTTTGCTTCTTTTGCACCAGCAGCAATCTTACGCGCTGTTGCAGGAGCAGTGCCACCTTTTACTTCCACAGCGATAGCAGCAGCCGCAGATGCAAGTCCTGAGAATCTACGAGCAATTCTTTCCGCAACAGGATAGGATACGTTCAAACCTAATTGTGTGTATCTGTCTTGTATCAAGGCTGGCATTTTAGGAACAAAAGTATCTACCCACGCTTGACGATCCACAGAGTCAGACAGATTATAGTTCCCAACTTCCAAATCGCCTATCAGTGCTTGGTATGCTTCTCCGAAAACATACGCTACACCAGTAAGACCATACCTAGCAACTTCGTTTGTTATGCCCACTAATTTAGATTTATCCCCGTACCCATATCCACCAAACTGTGGTAAATTAACGTGGTGTAAAATAATTCCTGCGCGGTTTCTGGCGTTTGTTTCTCCCGCCGCAATGAGCATTTCATCAAATCTTTTAGCAAAAAGAGCGCGATTGGTGTCTTCATCTACTCCTGAGTTAATCATAAGGTTACGGTTGATTCTGTCTGGGGCATACGGTATTTTAAGTAGCTTATCGTCTACCTGTTCCATTACTCTTTCGTAATTTTCATCGAAGACAGTAGCCTTTAAGTAGTCTATGTCAACCATATCATACTTGGTTTTGTCACTGTTAGTAGGAGTAAATCCTACACCAACTCTAACTCCCCCGACTTGATTAACAAGTTCTTTACGTTCTTCAAGAGTACCAGCCTTAAATTCTGAAAATTTATATATTTTACCGTCAGACCCTTCAACAGCATCAAACGATAATAGATTATCCGCTATTTCTGGTACGTCATCTATAGAAATTATGGGAGTTACTTTGTCGTACGCACCTACTTTAATGGGCCGATCTCTTTTTATTGTTGTCTGTGAAAGAAGAAATGGATCACTAAATTTTGTTGTTATCTTTTCCGGGTCATCTGTCAGAGCAGGTTCGCTGGAAAGAAACGGCTTCTGTGATTCAGAAATCTTTATTCCAAATCCCTCTGTGTCGTACTTAAAAGTTCCTAAACTTTGATCTCCGGCTCCCGGAGTAAAGAAGGGTATAGCGTAGGGAAAGTTCTCACCGCGAGGATCAGGTTCTCCACTGGGCAGCTTGTCAAACGACCTTACCGCTACAGTAGGCTCTGGCAATGGTTCATCTGTAAGAACTTTAGTAGCAAGGGACCCACTAAAAGGAGCAGTTACAGCTTCTGCTAATGTTGCTGGACTACTTTTTAATGCGTCAAATATTGAAAACCCATCTTGAGACATACTGTGTACTACCCCTCTTGTTGTTTCTGCATAGATTTTAGAGCATCCTGATATTCAGGCATGGCCTTTGCGTCATCTATATTTTTTGCTTCCGGTAAATTCTTTATACGTCGTCTAAGATTTACAGATTTGAGTATAGCTTCGTCGGTTACCACATTTTTAATGTCAGCGTCTTGTCCTAGTTGAGGATTCAACTGACTCAGTCTGGTAGTCATTGCGAGAATACCATCGTCTAGACTCATTGAAATACTAACCAAAGGAGTCGCTGTTCCTACTAACTCATTTGCAATAGCAACTGCTGCGTTGTCCTTTACATTATCACTTGATAAATACAATGACTGTACCCGTATTTCATCAATCATGGCAATCGCTGCTTGAATAGATGCTGCCTGTGCTTGAGGAGTAGTAGCAAAGTCTTGATTCAGGGATTGAAATATAAGTTGTACGTCTTGGTCAGATATAGTTCTGCCGCCTGTTCCCCCTTGAATTGTAGCAGCAAGTTCGTAGGCAAGCACAGTCAGGTGAAACTTTCTTGTAGCAAGAAGTCTTGTTTTTTGATCTTGTGCTTCAGCAGCTTCTTTAGCAATTTGATTAAACTTGTCTTCAAAAGTTTGCAATGCTTGGGTACTAAACTGAGTGCTTGTTGCTATACCACTGGCATTTGAAATACGTGTAGCAGTACTAGCTAAAAATTGCCTACCAAAGTTGTCTCCTACCACACCATTGGTAATTAGATTACTAATTCGTTTACCTATCTCTTGACCATAGTACTTAAGTCCATCCATAGTTTGATCGAAAGAAACAAATGTGCTAGATTCCATCAGTTCCCCGTTGGGCTTGATATAAGTCCGTAGGGAATTTATAGCAACTCTTTTAGCCCGAACAGAATTATCGTACTTAGCCTTGTAGCCTAGTCTAGCCCTATCATCGGCTGCTCCAGCCTTGAACCCAAATTTATTTTTTAGCATTTTCATTTGGTCTGGTCCAAGCGTGTCTATTAGACTTCGTACAAACATTATTCCTGCTTCTGTATCTTCCCCTAGTGCTTGAGTAAACTTATTTGCCATTGCTTTTTTGTCGTTTGAACTCATGGCAGTTAATACTGTTTGATATCGCCCACTTCCAGTACCATTTATAAACGCTTGAAACATGTCTAGTTCTGTAATTGGTTCTTTTCCATCGCCACCGGGTACAATAATGGTGGTTGACATGGACGAAAACAAGTCTAAAGGAATTTGATTTACAGAAGCAACTGGCCCCAGTCCGTCTTCTCTTTGAACAGGCTCCAATGTTATGGGGTCACGTTTTTTAGCTATAAAACTACTTAACAGATTAACCGCTTCCTCATCTGAGTTTGTTAGTGTTTGTAACATGGGCATGATAGTCCGTTGTATGACATCCTTATATTTGGGTCCAATAACTGTCCCCGACATTAAAACACCGAATTTTTCATTATTTTCTGTTGTTATAGGCTCTCTACTTACAACGGCGGTAGAGTCAGGGTGTTCACCTAACATTAGTTGGGTTTGTATTTTTAAAGCCTCGTTTTCGTCACCTTCCATGTCTATGGAATTAAGATACGCTTTGAAACCGGGAATTTGAAGCAACTCTCCCATTCCTTGTTTTCGTAAAATATATGCGCTACTAATTCCAACAGTATTGTCTTGTTCTAACTCACCAGTTAAAAGATTCTTTTTTTGTTGTTTTATAGCCCTAACAAATGAAGGTCCGAATTTCTTCACCCACTGATGCCCTATTGGTATTTCCCCACCAAAATCGTCTGTAGGAGCAGTCCCCGTCTTTATAATCTCCATATTTTCTAATGTCTTACTATATATGGAGTCTATTTTTTCAGTCTCATCTTGTGTATCAAGACCTCCAACAATTGTGCCGTTAGGAAGCACAAGAGGGTTAGTGTATTTAGATATTTCCAATGCCCCTTTTGTTTTAGCTGTATCAGCTTGAGTAGGCATTGCCTTAAAGATGCCTTTAGGTTCGTATTTAGTTCCTTCACCCCCCGGTGGTCCTATAACTTCCAACAGCCTAGATTCAGCCGCATTTTTAATATCGTCTTCACTAAAGCCGTCTTCGTCATCCCGTATGACAATTTTTCCGTTTGAAAAAGTCTTGCCGTCCTCTGCCCCGTATTCAGTCACGACTGTTTTTGATGGAGCTTTTATTGATTGCTGTATAAGTTCACCACCTACAAATTTTCCTTTTTGTATTTGTTCTTCGGGATAATATTCTAAAAGTTTGTCTTTGTTTTTCTCTTTAAGAATTGCACCATTTTGTAGGACTACGTAGTGATAATCATCACCCTCATTTTTACCGGGGCCAGTTATGTCTCTTTCATCTCGTGCCATTTCACCAAAAGCATTTACTGTGTTAGTAACCCTGCGAATATTAAACCCAGTTTTTCTGTGGGCATCAAAAGCATCTGCTTCGTTATCGTATCTAGTTTTTCCAACTATATAAACGACTTCGCGTTTCGCGCCTGAAACTTTATTGTTAACAGACTTTGCTGCTAACCTTATTACATCAGTGCTATACGGCTGGTTTTTGCCATCAATCCGTTGTCCAGCAAGAGGGGCGAACATCATTGCCGCCTTTGGTCCGTGTACTTGTTCGAGTTCTAATTGAGTCCTAAACTGTCCATCAGTTTTATCAAGAAATAAATCTTCAATTTTGGACTCTCCCTTATACTCTTTAAATCCACCCTTAATGCTGCCCGTTGAAAATATCCTTGAACCTTGAGGTATCATGGTGGGACTACCAGCTATCTTCTCTCCAAACACGCCATCAGGACTGCGCCACCGTATACGGAGAGCGTTTTCATCCAGACGGATTCTTTCCTTCTCATCCTCTAGTCTTAACACCTCTGTTCTAGCAGCTTTAGCTGCCTCTTCAGCCTTTCTTTCTTCAGCCTCTGCTTTCTCATCCCTCTTGCTCTTTGCATACGCTGCACTTCCGGCAAGAAGACCAATTTCTAAAAGTTTTCCAAATCCAGACATTACTTTGGCCCCTCTACATCTAAGAAAGAAACGGACTCTGATTTTTCTGGCATTTTCATTGGAGTCATTTCTTCTTCAAACTTTTCCAAGTGCATACGCTCCTGCCTGTTCAACTCTTCGTTCATAGAATTGTACAACTCAGGGTTACGTTGTTTAAGAATATTGAAGAAAGCAACATCATCTACAGCTTCTTCTTCTTCTCGTTCAACAAACATTTGAGGTTCAAACCCCTCTTCCAGTGCCATATTATACAGATAAATACCAATTGCGGGTTTAATTAACTCTGCAACGTCAGGAGTGTAGTACCCCTGCATGAAGCCTTTAAACGCGACTTGTCCAACAAGCTCTTCCACTGTAATTCCAGCGTAAAGCATTTTTAAAATGCCATCCCTTTGATCAGGAGTGTCAAGACTTTCAGTGATATAATCAATTGCATCATCAGGGTCAGCGTAAATAGGGGGACGTTCCCAAGCCCATTTTCCCGGGGGGTCTGTGAGGGAGTGTCCGGGGGGAGCAGCTAAAGCGTTTATTTTATCAAAAGCCATATTATCTATCCAATTCTGGCATCTTTAGTATATGCCGGAGATCTGGTTGCAGTACGTTTTACAGAAACTCTTCTAAGAGCCGTGCTTCCAACAGGCTGAATACTTGCTAAAATTCTAGGGGGAATGTACGTTGTTTTCACATGGCCTGAAAGAAAATTATTCAACTTGCCTGAAGATAAAGCGTTAGCTACTCTTCCGTTTTTTCCTATAGGAATTTGGCTAACCTGCCCCGCTTGAAAGTCAGTATTACTACGCATCATTCCACTGGCTTGGGTTGTTCTTTTACCAGAAGGGGGTCCACCCATGTTTCCAAACATGTTTAAGAAAGAAGCACTTTTTTCTGCACCGCTTCCTTTAAGAGAGTCGTACCCATCCTTAACAAAATCAGGTATAAAATCATCTACCGCTCCATAGATACTAGAGCCAATGCTTGTACCCTTAAAGGGAGTTACACCAAAATAGTTTAAAGCTTTACCCGCAAGGTTATCTCCTTTAAAATACTGGTTATCCATTCCTTCCATTCCCGGAACAGTATCTCCAAAAAAGTATTCTCCAGCAAATTTAGCACCTACTAAAGCTACTCCTGCTTTGAACCAGTTTTGTTTCCAAAATTTAGCCATTTGTCATTGGCTCCTAACTAAAAATGTTATCGATAACTGTATTTATAAGGTAATCATCGTATTTTGCGTCATACATGTCTTTATCTGCTGCGATAGAAGAAGCTTGCATAGCTGCGTTATGCGCTCTATCCTTTGAGTTTTCAGATGCTTTCATATTCCAAGAAGCTTGATCACGATACGCTTGCCATATGTTGTTCATGGCATTTTGATTAATACCTAAAAGGTTTAGTACGTTCTGTCTGTTTGTTTCGTTCGTAGCGGCGTTGTTAGCAGTGTTGACTGTCCTACGCCAGTTTGCATTGCTTTGATCAATTTGAAGCTGCATGTTTGCATTAAACTGATCACGGGTAGTTTGCATCTGGGCATTAAATTGATCCACAGCTACTTTTTGACTAACATTAAATTGTTCTAACCCTGCCTTACGATTTAACGAAGTTGTTTGAATTGTAGCCCCTAGCTCCGCAAAGAACATATCTACTTCGTTTTCGGATTTAGCATTGAATTGTTTTGCTGCGTTGTCTGCAGCAGCATCTGCTAATAACCCTGCTACTTGACTTTGATAAGTAACAGTATTGGATTGTTGTTCATTAGTTAAGTTTGCCATGTCCATAGACAAAAACGCTTTAGAGTTTTGAACTGCTGCTTGTTGCCTGTTGTTTAAGTTCGCCATATCCATCGCGGCGGTGGTGGCAGCATTTTGTAAAGCAGCTTGTTGTTCGTTACTCAGATTGGCAAGTTGAATAGTGGCGTACTTACCCGCATCTTCTGATGCAATTTGTATTCCTGATTCAGTTACGGCTTGAACCATCGCTGCTGCAGCCATTGAACTTGCACCAAGTCCACGCTGTTGCATAATAGCTGTTACTTTACGAACTTGAGGTGCGGCCCATGCAGGAAGGGGTTGACCTGCCTGTATAGAACTCATCAACTGTCCCATTTGAAACTGGGTAGTTGCTCTAGGGTCAAGATTTGCTGTAGCGGCTGTGGCTAAACTTGCAGGAGAAACAGTACCCTGCGCTGCTTGCATTACGGCAGCATTTGAAACAGTACCCTGTGCAGCAGTAGCAGCCCCCATACCGGGAGTTGCATCTGTTGATGTATAAGTTTGAGCGGTGGTAGCGGCAGGGGCTGTTTGATTATATGATGATAAATTAACTTGGGCCGGAGCCGGAGCTTGAGGAGCAGTTATTGTTTTACTTGTATCAGTCAGTAATTCATTTGTTTGTACTGTCTGGGGGGTTGTTGTAAGCTCTTGTGATGCGTCTAGTTTCTTTTGATCTGTTTGATCAAGCATCTTCTGCTTAACTTGTTTTTCTGTAACAGCCATCTACTAATCTTTCTGTAATACGCGATCTAGCTTGTCTTCTACACGATGCAACGCTTCCATAACACGACTCATATCTTCACGAACTTCACTACGGGTCACGTATTCTTCACGGGTGCGGTTAAGTAATATCTCTATGCGCTTAACTTCATTACTTAGAGTACTGGCCCAGTAACCAAACCCAAGAACAAGTATGCCAATGAGAGCATCTATAATGTGTACTAAATCCATGTATTATCTCCAGCGAGGACCTTCAAACCATGAAACCAACGAGTAGCGAGTTCCTTTGGTTACAGGAGATACTCTATGTTGCAGTACGCTTGGGAAACAGAGTATTGTTCCCTTTGTCTTTAATTGATCTGGGTTGGGTGACTCAACCTCGTTGAACTGGAAGTCACCGCCCTCGTATGAACTTGGATCAGATAGCTGCAGTACGATACTTATCTTTCTGTCGTATGCAGTGTTTGCTGTCCAATCAACATCGTGGTGCCAGTGGTAGTGGGCTGCTTCAGAAGCACGGTACTCTGTAAACTGTACACTTCCAACATTCTGTACATCTAAGCCAAACGCCAATCGGTTAGCTTCTTGCACATGCCACCAGAGTATGTTTCTAATTTCTGGGTCTTCTACCCAACGAACGATACTAGAACGATGTTGGTTTTCTTGTGAGGCATCTTCTTGGTTAAAGGTTGTTGCTTGAATGGGTGGTAGTTGTTTAAGATCATAGATCATGTTATTACATGAATTTGCAGGTATACCCCCCTGCCACATTTGCCATGCCTGTTTCACTACACGTACTCCATCCATCCAGTAGCAATATACTTATCACCAGATAGTGGTGGATTTCCTCTGTGGCAGTGGGTAAATCCTGCAGGAAAAATCAGTAGTCTACCAGCTTTGGGCTGTACTCGTTTTGACAGATACAAAAATTCAGTTTCGCCCCCTTGCTCAATATCATTTAGGTACAAGATAAAACTAATACATCTTGTTTTATTGAGAGGATTAGCATTTTCACAGTGCCATATATGATAACCTTCAGACGGTTTTGTTTTTTGTATTTTAAAACCTGTTGGCGATATACCCAAACTACCAGTTTCTAAGCCTGTAATAGTGTTAGTAATACCATTTTTATACCTATCAACGTACGACATTATGTGATCGTTTGTTTGTTTTGCAACAAGAAGTACATTGTTATTTGGTACTACACTATCAACAGCATCCATATGTATTTCAGAAAGGTTTAAAGAAGTATCTTTTGTTAAAGTTTCTTCTTCTTTATTTCTTTGATAGCTCTGTCCACATTTGTGTGCGTATTCAAAAGAGTTTATTACATCTATACATGTTTCTTCAGTTAATACGTCGTCTACAACGTGTATAAAATCATCAGTCGTTTGCATATGCTGTTATCCAATCAGGTTTAGTAGGCCACGATATGGTTTCTGGGAATCCTGATTGGGTTGGTACGTCTAGCATAGCTTGACGATAGGTTGTTAGTTCGTTCTGTTTGTCTGTGCCTAAAGCCCCCCATCTGATTGGGTTAGAAACTATGGGGTCTACATAAAGCTCTAGATCGTAACGCCTGTTGGCTCTTGCAGTACGAGCTAAATCTTCTTTGATTTCTTCTGCTGTAGGTGCTACGTATGCTTCGGTATTTGAATCTGCTGCCATTGCATCATACAAGGTAACAACATCAAATAAAGCACCGCTATCATCACGATGACAGGTAAATGGAATCCACCCATACTCCTCGTGATTTATTTCACAGGTTATTTCAGCTTCCCCCGTGAATTTTGCGTTTCTATAGTCCATTCTAAATACTCCCTTGAGTTTAAAATTACGCTGTTCGTACGTACAAAGCTACACCGTAGTAGTAGTTTTCGTTATAATGTCGTGTAGCAGTATTCGCACCCATGTTTCTCCATGTACCGCTCACAGAACTTCCACTGGATGAGTTTGACGAACTAAATGTAGTATATTGATACCCTGACTGATTTTGTTTATTATATCTAAGGCTACCACCAGATACTGTGCTACTCACACTTACACTTCCGCTGTTTAAATACAATGCGGCGTAAGAACCAACAGCGTTAAAAGAGCTAGACGGAGTTCCGGCTGCTCCTGATGGACCTGTCGGACCAGTTGGACCTGTCGGGCCAGTTGGACCTGTCGGACCTGCACTACCGTTGCTTCCGTTGCTTCCTGCTGGGCCTGTTGGACCTGTTGGACCTGTTGGACCTGCTGCAATGGCGTTTGCTGTCGTTGCTTTTTTCCAAGCTGATGCAGAGGTATCATATACTGCCACTACATCATCAGTTGCTACTGAGGTTATAGTCCCAAAGCCTGTTAAAGCTGCACCTACGTTTGTACCGTCTGTTACATCAGCAGAAGCTTCTACACCATTTAACTTAGTATGGTCAGCATCTGTGAATACATTACTGTCACTTGCACTTTCAACCAACGTTCTGATTTCAGCAGCAGTCTGGTCGGCAGTGGCTGAAGCCTCAATACCGTTTAACTTAGTATGGTCAGCATCAGTAAACACATTACTGTCTGATGCACTTTCGACCAATGCACGTATCTCTGACGCTGTTTGATCTGCAGTAGCCGAAGCCTCAATTCCGTCGAGCTTAGTACCATCTGTGGCTATATCTCGCCCATCCACTGTGCCAGTAACTACAATGTTACCGTTTGCAGTAATTGCACCTGCAGCAAAGTCACCATTTGAGTCCCGCGCCACTATGGTACTTGCAGTGTTTGCATCCGTCGCGTTAGATGTTACTGTAAAGGTCGCTCCCTCTGCACCTGCAGAACCCGACAAACCGACACCCGACACTGCACCTGCAGCGACGTAGTTGCCAGTTGTTTTTGTTCCTAGTGCAACAGAGTTGTTGGCAACAGCAGAGGCATCTACCGCTCCTGCTGCAAGACCTGTTGAGTCAATCTTCGGACCTTCGCCAGTTGTACCATCGTGGCTATGTCCTGTTGAGCCGTTAAAACCAGCTTGAATAGCATCAAACTCACCATCGAGGTCAGACGCATTGATTACGTTGCCATCTGCAATGTTGTTTGAGCTATCGTTTCTTACGTATCCTGTACCCATTTGTTATCTCCTTCCATATAATGCGTACTGGACAGTCGCAGCATCTATGGTAAATGTTGAGTCGGTTGTTTGTCCTAGCGTTTCATATAAAAGTGAAACAGTGAAACCAGATCCCGTTACTGGCACCTGATATATTGCACGTTGCTTTTGACCAAAGGTTGCAGTTCCGAATACCCCTGTTCCGTAC